ATATCTAATGTTATATGAGTATAACCTTCTGTATTAATTTGAATATCTTCTGCACCACCAAATGTACATTCGTATTCATCTAATTCGCAATCCACTATTGTAGTAGTTATTTCATCATTACCAAGTATAAGTTTATTATTCTTAGGATATAACAAATCCTCAATTTTTTCTTTCATAGTTTAAGTATTTTAATGTTTTCTAATTTAGTATGTTGGTCGTTTGGATTAATGAGAATATCAATTCTACTTTTAAACCTTTTGTTCATTACATCTAGAACCTGATAAACCCCATTGTATATTCCAGCATTTAAGATTTTAACTCTAGTTCCGAATTTCCATTTACTCTTTAGGTCTCTGCTAACTGCTATTATTCTATGCTTTGCAGGATTAAGGCTATCTAGTTTAAAACCACTTGCGGTAATTAATGGAGTGCTATCCGTTTCATTTGTAGTTGCAGTATAGGTAGTTAGTGTTACATATTCATATATATTGGTAACATTCTTTATTACAAATCCATTACTTAGTCTATTTGGTATTAATAATACAAATAATATTATTAGTTTCATATGTTCATTTTTTTTGTATGTTCACGGGCAGTGAACAGTTTTGATTTGTGAAAATATCCCTGCCCCCATTAGAGATAACCCACTACGATTATTAATTGTTGGTTAAGCAGGGATAGTAAGTTAAATATTTTGTAAGTATGCAGTAATCAGGAATACTACAACTAATATAATTACTGCTTCTGTGTTATGGCTTTTTTGTTTCATAAAAAATTGTGCGTTGTTCAGCCGCACCCCTGACTATGGTGGGTTAGTTACAAACTATATGTGTTGCAAATCTTAAAATAATTGCCCATTTAAATTCATTCCATTCTTTTGCACTGCATCCGTTTTCTTTGCAGATTTTTAATACTGATTCTCTAAATGATTTGTCTTCTACTAAATCATTAATTTTTTGCATTGGTGTTTTTAAAGTTGTCATAGTTGTTTTGTTTTTGATAAATCAAAGATAGGTCAAGATTTATACATCTTCCAAACATATTGCCAACTATTTTTAGACTTTGTGATGAACGGCAAATAATAAGGATAAATGGTAATTATACGAAAGAATACCTACCATTACCCCTGTTAATGCTAAAATTAGACCAAGCCAATGCCAATGCCATAACGCAGTCATCGTGGAATCCTGAAGGTGCAGAGTATCTAACACCATTAGAAGTGAACTGATATTCAAAGACTTCTAACTCATTTACTATAACCCCACTTGGAAAACCTATCCTAGCCTGTTGTATGGCAGTTGCTAGACCCTCCATTAGTTGTTGCTTAGATTGACTCGTAAACTTTAAACCCTCTACCATTATGTTCTCTCTTTTTAGGTCTTCGGTAATAGGGTCTCCTACACCTGTGCTATCAATTAATATAGGACATCTAGGCAGCCTCTTTATATTCTCCTTAGTATTATGCCAATCCATTTGGAAGCGGTCAAAATAAGCCACATTTCCTTCGTTATCTAGTCCTATTATAACTGTATGGTCTACGGACTTTGCAAGGTCAATACCAAATGCTACTATCGGTTGATTGCTAATAGGCTTAATGCAATTCTCTATAAACTTATTACCGAATGGGTTCGCACTATTCTCGCTAGGGTTAGCCATATACTCTTGCTCGAATACCACCTCTGGTAGTTGCATCCTAGCCTCATCTATTTCCTGTGGGTCTATGTATGGATTATCATAACTTGTAAACTTGAAGGAAGCCCAATCATTTTCTCCTTGCTTCATAAATAGGCTATAAAAATAGTTTTTGCCTCTAGGAGTTGAAAGGAATAATGCCTTGCCTTTATAATCAGTTAGTGTAGGTCTTATACTATTTTGCCATCCTTGTTCAAGGTCAGGAATAAATGATGCCTCATCTATAATTACCAGATGAAATTTTCTACCTCTAAGGTTATCTAGTCTTTCTCCTGTGAAGAATTCAATCTGTCCACCATTTGGGAAATCTATTCTAAGGTCAGACTTGTTTTTAGGAAATTCTAAAGACTCTGTTAGCTTACCGAAGAAAACCTTAGCTAATCCATAAGTAGGGGTTATATAAGCAACTGAAAGCCCTTTAACGGCATATGTAACAGAAAGTATCTGTGATAGTTCAGACTTACCAAACCTTCTACCGCACATTACTACTCTGAATCTCTTATCGCATTCAAGTATTTTTTGTTGGTTCTTATGTGGATTAGGTAAAAATATTTGCACTATAAAATGGTTTTGCCATCTACAAAAATAACCTCTATTTTATTGTCTGACTTTATATCCATTTGTTCTTTAGGTTTGCCAAATGCTCTAGTAAGTAAAGTTTCTAAATTATATAAACTACCCTTGCTCATTGAATTTAAAATAGCTTTACATATAGTTCTTTCCAATGATGTAGCTAATGCATCCTTTTGAATTTCTTTTAATTGATATTCATTCATTGATAATAAATTTAGCATAGTATCCGTTACTTCAGATAGCTTATACCCTTGCTCAATAAGTAAGCTAACATACTTTTTAGGTCTACCATTAGGATTACCTGATACACCTTTAGGAAATTGATATTCTATTATGTCTTGCGCTGCCATTGTGCTGCTTTTGTCTTGTTTATTTATCTAATTTAGATTTAAAATGCTCACATAGTTTATCCATCTTACTCACATAATAAGTCATAAAATCTTTAAAACCTTCGTTATCTTGTTGATAACTTACAAATAAAATACCTCTCAATCTTTGTGAAGGAGTCTTATTTGTTTCAAGGTCAGTCTTAATACTATCTAATGTATCTAGTTCTTCTTGTTGAAATAGTTCTTCTTTAATAGCTATGTAGCAAAATCTTTGGTTAAGTTGGAATACCTGTGCTAAGTCATTAGGTGCTAGTTCTTGTGTTCCGAAAGTAACCTTAATTGTTTTATCCTTTCTAGAAGTTAAGTTTTCTATTTGTGCTGGTAGTATAATCATCCTAGTTTTTCTTTATGTTTCTTTTTTAAAAATTCCATATGTGTTTTAGTATCTCCCATAACAGTATGACAATATCTGCATAATGCCATCAAGTTTTCTATTGTATCTCCTATCTTAGTTCCCCCCATTCCTCTAGCTTCTATATGGTGAATGTCAACGGCTCTAGCTCCACATACTTCGCAAGGGAAAAATTCTTCCCCTGAATAACCAAAATATTTTAAATATACTTTAGTGTGATTCTTCAAATTTAACCCCCCTTGCTTTTGGTAATAAATTAACCTGTGTTATAACATCTGGGTTATTATCCGTATGAATCTCAATACCTAATGAATCTATCTTCTTAACCTTTTCTCTATTAGAACCTGTTGCATAAACTCTATCACTTGGTATGTGTAATTCTCTAGCTACATTTAACATACTTGTCTTGTCGTGTCTTGCAGAAATTACATAAACTAAATTACCTGCCTGATAATCTCTTAATGCTTTTTCTTTTCCAGCATCTGTACTTAATACACCATCATAATCATAACTAACTTTCTTTCCCGCATATTTACCACTAGCTAAAATGGCAGCCCAAACTTGAGCAGCTTTCTCGTGCGTATCGTATATACAAGCACCTTGTCCTATTCTATATTTTCCGTTTGAGCATTTAATTACTGGCATTGCCTATCAATTTATTATAAATAGCAAATCTTTTAATATTTATATCGTGAAGGTTAAAGTTAGCATTGCAGTACTCAAATAGTTTCTGTCCATATTCTATCCTTGCTGCTTCATCCTTCACTAATAACTTAATCCAATAATACCAATCTCTTTGATTATTGACATAACATACAGGCATATCTTTATATGGATGAACATTACTAACTATTGCAGGATTCTTCTTCGCTGCCGTTTCTATAACCTTTAAATTAGATTTCATTGAGCCAAATTTATTTTCAACTAAAGGAATTATACTGATATCAGAATCTGCATAAGCACCCATATATTTACTTACTTCTGTGTAATTATATATTGTTGGATTTAATTTTAAACCATTAGTAAATACTCCTATCATTCTATCCCACAAATGTTTCTCCCCATCATTATAACCTGCAATTACAGTTCTTACCGGAAAGTTTATCTTCTTCATTGGATTACGAAGAATATCTAAATCAGGAACGTGAGTACCTGACCCTGCCCAAAATAACCTAACTAAATCTGATTCTAGTTTATCATCTTGAAACTGCTCTTCACCATAAGGTAAAGCATTAGGAAGTATCTCTACATTAGGATTAAATTTATATATCTCTTCAGCAAGTCTTTCGTGTGTACAAGTACAAAGGTCTGCTACCCTCATATACTCTGTTATTATTTCAGCTATATTGCTTTCACTATATCTCTTCGCTAATATATGTGAAGGTGGTAATACCCAATAGTCATCGTTATCAACTATAAGTTTAAAGTTATATTTCAATTTCATCTTAACTAATAGCTTTGCATCTGTTGCAGCAAGGAATCTATTAAAAATTACTATGTCATAATTATTATCAAATACCAATTCATTAATAGTATCTGTAATCATACAATAATCTTTCTTCATATTAACTAAAGGCATCATAATTCTATGATAACCTACCCCACTAAATTTAGTTGTTATAGCTAATATTCTCATAATGGTATGTAATATGATTTAGTTCCGTTTGAATAATCAGCTACATTTTGGTTATGTAAATCCCAAGTCTTTTTAACGAATTCATTTTTATTATAACCATAAGCATCTAATCCATTTTGCTCAATATGTGTGGCGTGAGTATTAGGAATATATTTAGTTTGAAATCCTGCTGCTCTTACTCGTGTGCAATAATCTAAATCTATTGCTCCATATGGGTCTAGTTCTTTATTCATTGCTCCAACCTTTTTTAATGCTCCAGAACTTATTGTAAAGTTTCCTATAATGTCTAAAGTATCACCTGATAGTCCAACTAAAGGAATTGAGCAAATACCTATTGTATTATCTTGCATAAATTGGTTTCTTATTTCTAACCAATTATCAGGCTCTAAAATATCATTACCTAAAATAGTTACAAAGTCAAATTCTTTTAATTGTCTTAATCCTACATTAATTGCATTAGCTATACCTATTTCGTCTACTATTGTTACCAAATCTATATTTTTACCTGCATTTCTAATATTATGAAATAAGGTTTCAATGTTTTTACTTTGATAGTTTAAATATATTATTGCGTTCATCGTGGTTTATTTTCTCCTATTTTTCTTGCAGGTACTCCTGCATATTTTGAATATGGTTCGCTTTCGCCTTTAAAGAATGCACTTGCTCCTATCATACATCCTTCTTGAATATGGCTGAATTGATGTAATACTGCGTTTAAACCTATGTTAGAATTTTTATCAATAATAGAATGTCCGCCAATCTTTGCACCACAACTTATCGTAACATTATCATTTATTTTACAATCGTGTCCTATATGTGCGTGTTTCATAATAAAACAATTATCAGCTATATATGTTATTTGTTCTGTACCTGCATCAATAGTAACTAATCCTGTGATTATATTATTATTTCCAATTAAAACTTTACCAGAAGGTAAACTCCAATACTTTTTATATTCTGCAGGGTCTCCTATTATACAATATGCACCTATATAATTGTTATCACCTAGTATAACATTATCACCTATGATTGCAGTTGGATGTATGTAATTACTCATTTGTTTTTGGTTTACGACCTCTTTTCTTAGGCTCTTCTATTATAAAAGTTATTATAGTATCATCTTTTTTTTGTATTGGTAGATTAACATAATATGCATATAACCTCATTATCATTTCCATCCTGCAAGCTGCACACCATATAGTTAATACAAAAGTAGGATTCAAATAAGTTCTATAAATATGCTCGTACATTTTAAGTATAGGCAAATCTAGATTTCTTACATAACCACTTAATGCAGTTTCGTAATTAATATAATGTTCTTTTAAAAATTCCCTGTGTTCTAATTCCATATTTTATACATTAATGTTTCAGTAATTGCACCTAAGTAACCTGATATAAATACAACACTAGCTATATCTAAAATTAGTTTAGGTGAGAAATATAGTAAGACCCCAACCCACGCAGCCAGACAACTTCCACAACTGAAAGGTTTGAAATTGACTTTCCATTTGATGTGAAGGTTGTGGATAGAATTAAAAAATAATGATGTACAGACACTTGTTATAATTATTTGAATCATTTCCGTATATGTTTTTTTAGTTCAGTCTTAGTTTGTTTTAATGTTCTTATAATTGACATATAAGGTATTCCTGTCTTTCTACTTAACTCTTTTGCGTTCTTATTATGTATAAATGTATATAAATTTAAAATCTCTTTTTGATACCAATGTAGTTTTTCTATCCCTAACTCCATTACATCAATTACATTATTTTGCTCTAACTCTACAACATCATTATCTTTATATTCTGTATAATTCCTATACTTTTTCCAAAATTGACTCCTATCTGACTTTATCATATTTAGCATAGTACGAACAATATAAAACCTAATTTCTTTTCTTTCATATAACCCAATTAGCTTTTCTTCTTCCATTTCTAATAAAACTAAAAAAACTTCAGCCTTTAAATCGTACTGCAATTCCTCTGGTTGCATCTTTGAAAATGCTTGATTAACCTCATCATTAAGCCAAAACTCTTCTATAATTTTATTTTTGACCATTCAATTAAAGCAGGTTTTGCATCTACTTCAGTACAAATGTACACTAAACTTCCACATTTACAACAATCTTTAAATCTTTCAATTTGTTCTTTACTTAATTTATCACCTAGTTTTTTTATTTCTACCATTACATATCTACCTTCTGAATCATATCCCTGAAGGTCTGCCCATCCTTTTTGAATAGTACCTTTTCTTTTACCATAGGGAATATTATTAACTCTATTAAGTCTAACTCCTATGTAACCTAGATTTGTTTTAGCCCATTGGGTAAGTTCGTTTGCTGATATATCCATAATTTGTCATAAAATTCTTTTGTAAATTTGAGCCGATTAATTCCTTTTATCACCTCATTTCTTGTTGGATAACAGTCTATAAAATTATTTGTATAGCACCATTTTCTTACTCCGTATTCTAAGTATTTAACTTGGTAGACTTTCAAAGTATCTTTTTAAAGCTAGTTTTTTACATTGCGTATCCACAAATTTATCATCTTTTATTAATTTGCTAAACTCTTTAGCATCTTGTCCGTACATTTTATTTAATTTATACTGATTGTCTAGCCTAACTGTCTGGACAATTTTTAACATTTCTTCAGGTTCAAAAGACAATTTTCCAGACTTTAATAATATATCAAATACCTTATCTGCGTTAAATACCTTGTTAAAATCATTTCTAGACGATTCTAGCCACTCTTTTTGTGTAAATGATACAATCTCTTCATCCGTTAATTTGGGTGGCTCTATTGAGCTTAAAATAGGTTTTAGGTTTTTTCGTACTTCATTAGCTTTTTTCGTGTAAGCATACATAACCTGTCCAATAAACTTAGGGCTAAACTTTTCGTAATGGTCAGTAGAGCAATCTAACTTACCCTGTACTGCCATTTTAAAAGCTACTCTAAATTCTTGTACGGTATATTTTGGATAACTTGTACGTATAAAATCTTCAATTACTACCATCTCTTCTTTATCAGGATAATTTTTAAAACCTAATAAAGTAAAAATATAAGCTAAGTTTTCTCTCAATACTATTGGTGAAACTAAATTTAATTTATCACCATTGAAAGAATTAACTATTTCCTCATCAACTATGTACCCAGTCTTTAAGGGTTTCCATTCGTTGCTCACTTGAAGCGGTTGGGCTAAATGTTTTTGAATTTCCATAAGTTTTTTTATTTTTTAACCAAGTATTTATTCTTCTTTTTGCATCAAAGAATTTTTCTAACTCATATCTTAATTTACCATTTTTATTGGGTTCAGTCCAATATTCTAAAAAATCATTGTAAGAATCTCCAAGTTCAGTTTTGTAAATTTCTATATTATTTATAAATAATTCCTTATAATTAATTATACTTTCTTTTACTTTTATTTCCTTTTCTTTTCTTTTCTTTGCATTACCCTCCCCAATAGCCACCCCATTACCCTCCCCATTTCCCCATCTAGTTATTGCTCCATTTTTACCACTCTGACTTAATTTTGCTCTTAATCCCAAATGGTCATTAAGTCTTTCTGACCAAAATTCTCCTTCAACAATGCTAAATAAATCAAACTGTGTTATAACTCCTTTAACTTTTGTATCACTTGATTGCATTTGCATAGCTAATATAGGTATTAATTCTAATGGCAT